CATTCTCTAATAGCATCCTTATCAAAATAAGGCATCTTACTTAATGCTCTAAATTGACTTCTATTAAGTCTATGCCTATGTACTACGTATTCACACTCTTCCATAGATGTAGCATTTGGATCAGGAAAGAAATCCCAAAGACTAACAAATTCTATTCTAGGTACTCTAACTTCTAAAGGATTATAAGTTCTATTGCCTTCTTCATCTTCATCCCATTTATTTAATGTCTTATTAAAATTAAATGGTCCTTTAATAATACCTGTACCCATCATTGAAGCTTCAAACAAAGCACTTCTTAATTCAGAAGCACCATTAGATTCTTCTATTTGATCATGGATTAATTTTTCCATTCGTCTTGCAGCTTTTTGTGCAGGACTAATTTCTAAATCCATTGGAAGAGGACTAGTACCTTCTACATAATTCCCTTCAAGTTTAGCCATCTCTTCGATGAACCTTTCTTCAAACTTACCATTACCATAAGTTGCTCCGGGTTTTAAAGTTTTACCATCTCCTTCATAACCCACATCATATGGGTTTTCTTCTTCTGGTTGTTCTGTTGGTTCTGCCGGAGTAGTTTCAATTCCGGGAACTGGATTTTGTGAATCTAGATGAGCATTAGATACTTCACCTTCGGGCATTTTAGTTTCTGTAATTCCAATAGGGAACTTCCCTGTTCCAAAGATTACATCAATGAGTTGTCCAAAGGCTGCTAGTACTTTAGTCTTAGTTACTTTAACAAATACTCTAGACTTCTCAGACTCTCTAAATCTTATATTCTTTCCGTAGAGTCCTCTATAGTTTTGGTAAGCAGTTAACCATCTAGTCTCATGTAGTTTTCTAGAATCTTCTGCTGTTTGAAATCTGCTTTGGATTAATCCTGCTAAATTTAATTTTTGATCTTTACCTAAGTTTAATTCTAATCCTTGTTCGCCCTCTATTTCTGTATACAAAGCATTTGCATCTAATAGCCCTTGAGGTTGTTGAACCCCTCCTTCTTCTATATTATTTTCTTCTGCCATACTTAGTATCCAAATGTTTCATCTACAGGTTTATAAATAGATTCTCTATGATGCCTCCTAAGATTTTCGAGAGGATTATTAATCCTTGGTCTACTCATAATAAGATAACGCAACGCATCATACGCATGATCCGCAGCGTGTGTGTCTACATCTTCAGGATTCCTAGTATCTAATGGTATGCTTTGTAATTCTTTAATTAAGTTAGGACAGGTATTAAATATCTGTAACCTTGGTCTACCATTTGGTTGTACTTTTAAATATTCGTGAATCTGAATTTTACCTTGTATTCTATTCTTATCGGCTCGTCTAAGTTTATGTCCTTGTCTGACGAGAGATTCCCCAACAGTCGGTCCAGTTGTACCTGTTTTTGACCATGCAGCCGTATCAAGCACTCCTGAAACTGAAAGAGGGTCTTCCATTTCCATGTCTGTTATTATACGTCCTAAATCCTCACCTGTCAAGCCTTTTCTGTATAATTCCCTATAAATTATTAAAGTACCATCTGCTCTATCTACTGCTCCCCACACACAAGCACTCTCAGAAGCGTACCCATAGTCTATTCCTTTTATCCTTTCCCACGTTATAGGAATGTTAAATGGAGTAATAATATGTACATCTGGATCAAATTCTACAAAGGCTGCCCCTTCATTTACATCCCAATTACCTTCTAGTAATTGTTTACGTTGGACTGGTGGTAATGACATAAGCATTTGCTCATATACACCATCATTAGATAAGTAAGGGTTGTCTGTTAAACGAGCAGGTATAAATTTTCTAGTTAGCCCATCATCACCCTCAAAAGATTCATTCGGTGCATAAGCATCAACATATCTTTTCTTAACCCAATTAGCTCCTATACCACCGGGGTTAGCAGTACAACGTAGATACGTTTTAATTTCAGGGTCAGTAGTTCTAAGACGAGAAGCTAAATAGTTCCAACCAAATTCTGTAGGTAAATGTGTTATTTCATCAAAGCCTATCCAAGAGTATGCTTGTCCTTGATACCTATAAACATCTGCATCTCTTTCTAAGAAACCAAACTCTATCTTTGCTCCACTTGGAAAGTTCCACACTTTCTCAACTTCCCTAAACTTACAGCCGGGAAATGCTTGTGGATATAATTCTCTGGATTTATCTATAAGTTCTCGAAGCTCTGGCATAGACCTTCTAAGTATTAAGGCTCTGTGTGCTTTGCGATGTGCATACCTTAATGGATCAACTAACATGGCGTATGATTTACCGCCACCGGCAGCACCACCATACAATACATCTTTTTCATCAGCAGCTAAGAACTCTGTCTGTGGTCCTTCATTTGGATGAAAGACAACATGACTACCTTTATCTATTTCAGCTTGGACAGCTTTAGGAAGTACGTGTAGTTCGTCTTCTGTTACTACCTTCCCCTCGTCTGTCGGTTTTGACGATTCATCTTCAAATTTGTTGAGTATGTTAGTCGTTTGTTTAAGAGCTTGTCTCTTTGAGTTAAGTTTCTTTTCAATTTTTTCAATTGCTTTTTGCTTAGCCCTGACTGATCTTCTTGCTGCAATCTTTGCCTTCTGGTCATTAGAATAATTATATTTTGCTTTACTTCCAACAGGTCTACCTCCTTTCTTACGAGGTGTACCATCTTTCTTTAGTATAAAGCTCCCTTCAGAATCTGTCAAGTAAAGATGTGGATTCTTTTCCCAATCGTGCAATTCGTTGTTCTCGTTTTCCATACTTTTTATCTATGTGTTTCTTTAATCCTGCTGCTGTAATACTACGTTTAGTTTTAAATTCTATCCAATCACAAGCATCTCGTAAGCTGATAGACTCACTAGCTACTAAGTCTTCAGCAATTTCTAACGCTTCTATTTGATCAGGTATAGGTTTTAAATAACCGGATATATCACTTTCAGAATATCCAAAAGGAATAGTTGATGTTTTTCTTTTTATATAACCTTCTTTCATTGTTGATTATGTTTTCTATGAGCAGACTTAGTTTCCCAATCTTCAATAGCTTTACATATACTTTCTTCAGCCAATACACTACAATGGAGTTTAATAGGTGGTAGTTCTAAAGCCTCTGCAATATCTTTATCTTTAATTTGTTTAGCTTCTTCTACTGTCTTACCTTTAAGCATATCTACAAACATAGTTGATGATGCAATAGCACTACCACAACCATATGTTTTAAACTTAACATCTTCTATCAAGTCTCCATCTAGTTTAAGTTGTAGACGCATAACATCACCACATGCAGGTGCTCCTGTCATTCCTGTAGCTACGTTAGGATCATTAGGATCGAATCTACCTACTGAATGTTTCTCAGGTTCTTTAAGAACGCTGTTAAATCTGTCTAGTACTTGTTGTGAATAAGCCATTAGGATAGTGCCCAAATAGTACTAATTACTACACACAATACTAATATCTGTTCTATAGTCATTATTTTCTTTTAATTAAACTTAATACTTTATCTTTAACATTATTAAAAGTATCTGGACTGTACTTTCTAACTAAAGCCCCAACCAGAATTACTAAAATAACTATTAATAAAAATGTATCCATTATTTACTCCTCTTCTTCAACATAGTCTACTTCCTCTGCTTTTACGTCTATTGGTGCTTTCTCAGGAAGTATAAAAATACCACCAGACGCTGTATGGGTTACATCTAACTTATCACTTTTAGAGACACCTACACGATCCAAAATCGTTTGAGCCGCAGTCAGCTTATTGCTGACCTGTGGTATAGGTTGATCACTATTCATAATATCTACGAGTTTAAAAGCTGCAGCAGGTGCGGAACGAGCAAGTACGTCTGAGGCTAATTCAATCACTTCTTGTCTAAGACTTTTTATAACTTGATGATAGTTGCCTGAGTATCCTGCAAGCTCGGCTGCTTTCTTTGGATCACCTCCTGTCTGGATTAGATTGTCCAGAAAAGACTGTTGTTTCTCCGTAAGAACTTTATTCTTTTTATCTGTAGTTTGGGGAAGGTAACTCATAGCCTTTATTATAGGTCTAGTATACAATATTGTCAAGATATAAATAAACTAAAAAGGGCTTGACAAAAGTAACAATTACCTGTACAATGATATAGTACCCTGAAAGGGGCTAGTATATATAATATATAGTGAGGGCTGTTAAGGCTTGCCTAGTGTGTACCGCTAAGGACCTGTCTAGTAAACATCTATTTCTTCTAAAAATGTATGAGATTTACAACACTACACTACACCCCCCGCCGGTACTCCTGCCCCCCACACTAAACAAAGACTAAGCAAGGACTAAACAAGGAACAAAGGACAACTAAACAAGCCTTGTCTAGTTCTAGTTAATCCTTGCCTAGTAAACATGATCCCTTATTTAGTTATGTTTAGTATTCATAAGAATAAACTAGGCAAAGCTTCGCAATATCTTAGCAATATCAAAGCTTTAAATAGTTTTTTACTAGGCAAGGTTATACGACCTTATCCAATATAAATTAAATGGCTCTATGGGCTTCTATTTAGCTTGTAGAGTTATTCTGTGCGTGTCTTCTTTTAGGGTTTCTTTTAGTGAGTGAAAGCCGATTTAAAAATAAATGAATTAATTGTTGCTTTATCTTTTTATGAGAGTATGATGCGTATTTATGAATTTGAAATTTTAAC